CCATCTCCAAACACAACATATTAAGGAGAATATAATGGCTATAACAACTAACGCAATTTGTGATTCTTTTAAAAAAGAATTACTTCAAGGTAAGCACGACTTTGATACATCATCAGATACTTACAAACTGGCAATGTATACAAACTCTGCAACATTAGGTAAGTCAACAACTAACTACACAACTGGAAACGAAGTTTCTTCACCATCAGGATACTCTGCTGGCGGAAAGGCTCTTGTTAATCAAGGTGTAAAAGTTTCATCTTCAGTAGCTATTACTGATTTTGCTGACTTATCATTTGTAGGTGTAACTCTTACTGCAAGAGGTGCATTAATTTATAACACTACTACTGATGGTGGTTCAAATACTACTGATGCAGTAGCTGTTTTAGATTTTGGTGGAGATAAAACTGCAACGTCTGGAACTTTTACAATTCAATTTCCAGCGTTCACAACGTCTGCTGCTATCTTGAGATTAGCTTAATTTAAAGGAGGAGCCTAGTGGCTGATATTACTGTTAAAGTTCAGTCGCCAGGCTCTGAATATTGGGGTCAATCTACCTGGGGTTCAAATGACTGGGGTGGGTCAGGTCTTTCATTAACAACATCACAAGGTTCAGTTACTGTCACTGCAAATGCAGATGTAAGTGTAACTGGAATACAAATAACATCATCACAAGGGACTACTGTAGGGGGCACTTCTGCTTTAGTTACAGCTGGACCTGTAACTATGTCTGCTGGTGTTGGAAGCACGGTTGTTGGAATAGGAGTTCCTAATACAGGAATATCTTTAACTTCAAGTATTGGAACAGCGACAGTTGATGAATCTGAATTAACAGGAATAGGTTGGGGTCGAAGAGCTTGGGGTAATTTAGCTTGGGGTGCAGCATATTCTGTTATTCCAACAGGCCAATCGATGACATCTTCAATTGGTGCTGCAGTAGGTAAGACTGATGTAACTGTTTCTGTCACTAGTGCAGGTCAATTAACTTCAACTTTTGGAAACTTCTCATTACAGATTGATCAAGATATAACTGTTTTTGCAGCGGAAGATCAGCTCGATTTTACTATAGGTGCTTTATCTTTTGATGCAGATGCAAACGTCACTGTAACAAGTGCTGGATCATTAACAGGATCTATTGGAACCACTGTGGCTGGTTTAAAAACGCCAGTAGATGTAACTGGTATATCTGCCACATTTACATTAGGCACTTTTACGTTAGTTCAAACTACGACTGAGCCTGTGACAGGCCAAACAGCTACAATGTCATTAGGTCAGCATACTGAAATTCCGGCTCAAACTGTAGGAGTTGGAGGACAACAATTATCAAGCTCAATCGGTTCAGTAACAGTCACTGGTTTAGCAAACATTGATGTTACAGGTATTTCAAGCACTATTTCTGTAGGATCTGTTAACATAACTGCGTGGGCTGAAATAGATTTAGGTGTTTCTAATACTTGGACAGAGGTTGATTTAGCTGCGTGATAAAGGTATAATTAAAACAATTTAGGAGAAAAAATTTATGACATCAACTTATTCATCTGATCTTAAACTAGAATTGATGGTAACCGGTGAAAACGCTGGTACATGGGGTGATAAAACAAATACAAACTTAAACTTAATTCAACAAGCTGTAGCAGGTTTTGAACAAATAACACTTTCATCAGGTGGTACTGTTGCTTTAGCAATGTCAGATGGTGCTATTTCAAACGCAAGAAATCTTGTAATAAAATTTGCAACAATAACTGCTGGATCTTCAACTGTTTGTACTGTTCCTGATTCAATAGAAAAATTTTATATTTTTGATTGTAGATTAGTTACTAACCCAACAAACCTAACTATTAAAACAGCTTCAGGAACTGGATTTAGTCCTGATGCACAAAAAATTTATGCTGCTTACACAGATGGTACAAACCTAACTGAAATTTCTTTAGATACTTTAGGTGGTAGCATTGGAACTGCACAAATAGCAGACGATGCTGTAGACAATGATAAAATTGCAGCTAACGCTGTAAGAGCTGCACAACTTTCTAATAACGCAGTTACTTCTGCTAAAATAATTGACAATGCAGTTCTAACTGCAAAAATTTCTAATAAAAATGTAACACAAGCTAAGATTGCTGATGATGCTGTTGGTCCAGACCAATTAGCAAACACTGCAGTATCTGCAGGTACTTATACGGTTGCAACAATTACTGTAGACGCACAAGGTAGATTAACAGGTGCTGCTTCAGGAGCTGCTGGTGGTGGATTTGCATTACGAAGTTTTTCAAGAAGTCCAGGAACTTACACAACACCAGGAAACGCATCGAAAGCAAGATTTTTTGCCATTGGTGGTGGCGGTGGTGGAAGAGGCACAAACCCAGCACCAGATGGAAGACCTGGTGGACAAGGTGGAGCTGGAGAATTTTTAAAAGACGTTGATGCATCAACTTCATATACTTTTACGATTGGAACTGGAGGAGGTGGATCTAACCCAGGTGGTCCTGCTGGAACAAGTGGTAACGCCACAACTGTACCCGGATTAAGTGTAACTGCTAATGGTGGACAAGGGGGTCAACCAGGTAACCCAGGATCGGTTGGTACAGTTCCAGGTGGTATTGATATAAGTAGTTTATACAAAGACACAGGTTTTTATGTAAATACCGTAGTTGGACAAGGTGGAGCTGGAAGAACTTCACCACCTGCAATGGCTAGTGTTGGAGAAGGCGGTTCCAGCGGTGGTTTAATAATTTTTGATAACGGGTAATACTTATGGCTAAACATATAATTTTTAATAATGAAAATAAAAGAATCGGAATAGTTGAAACTGATGAAGCTAAAAATTGGTGGATGAATTACGGAGCTGAATCATCTGTAGAAATATCAGATTCGGATTACGAAGCAGTTGTAATTACATTAACTAAAAAGTTTGAAGATGTAGAAACTTCTTCAACTATTGTTAATAATTCTGATGTGCCATCACATGAAATTACAAAAGAAATGTGTGAAGAAAAAATACAAGAATTAATAAAAAATATTGATCATTGTCAAAAAAATTGGCCAAACGTTCCGAGCACTTGGAGTGGTTATAAATCTACTTTAGAAAATATAAATTTGGACAGTATAACATGGCCAGTAACTGCATCTGTTTGGCTTGACGCTCTAAACAAAAATGGTATAAATGTACCCTCACCAGCTGGTGAGATACCATGCGCAACATAATAAAGTTTAAAGCTCACGAATTTATAATAAAAGACAAATCAATTCACCCAACACCGGGTAAGTTTAATATACCTGAATGGTATAAAAACATTAAAGTTGGTGATTACCAAAATTTAAACATAAAAAATTGTAAACCTTTTCTTGATAGTTTAGTAACAGGTTACATAATAAAAAATCCAATTGATCAAGAAATTAACTTTAATACCCCTGATCCTAGAATAGACAATAAGTTAAATACTTGGATAAATATAAATGGTCATGTTCAAGATCATACTTTGGTTCGTGAGGTCAATGTAAATAGAGGAAATGAAATACATAAGTTAAGTCAAGTTGGTGGAAGCACTTGTCCTTTTGCAGTGACTAATAAAATGGTTCCAATTTATAAAATTATAAATCCATGGATAGTTGAAGTACCAAAAGATTATAGTGTTTTATATTTACCACCCTTAAATAGACCTGATGATAGATTTGAAATTTTAGCAGGTATAGTTGATGGAGATCATCAAGTTCAAGTAAATTTTCCATGTGTTTTTAAAAAAGAAGGAACTTGGCTACTTGAAAAAGGTACGCCAATTGCAACTGCTTTTCCATTTAAAAATGAAAATTGGAAAATGGATATAAGTGAAATAACAGAAAGAGAACACTCAAGAAGATTCTTTACAATGGGTTCAAAGCTGACTAAATATTATGAAAAATTATTTTGGAAAAAAAAATCATGGAATTAAAAGAGTTTATAAAAGTTTACCCAAATTTTCTTTCACCAATACAAGTTTCTGCTTTTTTAAGAAATTTTGCTAATTATAAATTTAAGGACACAAGTGTTGTTGGTGCAGGAGCTACTAAAGAAAACTATAGTTCAAATGTAGATCAAAATATAAGAAATGCAAAAGATTATAATTTAAATATAAATAGAACATTTACGGAGACACATTGGTATAATTATATTTGTGCTAAAATAATAAAAGCAGTAGAAAAATACAAAATAGAAACCAATGGAGATTTTCGTATTTCGCTTGTACAAGAAGTAAGTTTACTTAAATATGAAAAAGGTGGTTTTTATAAACCACACGTAGATTCTTGTAGAGCAATACATCGTGAATTATCTATAATTATTTTTTTAAATAATGATTTTCAAGGTGGTTACTTAAAATTTTATAAACCAAATGGCGAAGTGTATTATGAAGTGCAACCATCACCAGGCAGTATTGTTATGTGGCCAAGTAATTTTTTATATCCACACGCAGCAGACACTGTATTAGAGGGGACAAGATTTTGTATCGTATCATGGGTAGTGTAATTTATATAAAAGACTTTCTTAAAGAAGATGAAAATAATTTGTTATGGAATTATATGAAAATTTTTCATGAGTCAAATAACACTGACTTTGATGATACACAAACTTCATTAGGAGAAACATTTGAATACGGCTGTCCTTTAATGGATAGTATCTTAATATCTAAAATTAAAAAAGTAGAAAAACATCTTAACAAAGAATTGTTACCAACTTATAGTTTTTGGAGAATGTACACTAGGTTTTCTAAATTACTTAAACACACTGATAGACCATCATGTGAAATAACAGTTAGTGTAAATGTTAAGAGTGATAAAGAATGGCCTATTTTTATTGGTGATAAAAAATATATTATTAAACCAAAGGATGGGATTTTGTATTATGGTGCAGGTGTATCTCATTGGAGAGATGAATATGATGGTGATTTTAATGCTCAGATATTTTTACATTATGTAGAAAAAAATGGTAAATATAAAGATTACTTATATGATAAAAGAAAATATTTAGGATTTAAACAATGAGGTTCTTAAATTATAAAGATGCTTTCATAATAGAATTTACAGAAGAAGAAATAAAATTAATAGAAAAAAATAAAAAATTAACCGTAATTTATCCAGAAACAAGAACCCTTCTAGAGGCTATTTCTACTGCCTTTACCAATGCTTGTTATGCTTTGAAAAATTTTATAGATAAAAATGAACCCAAAACCTAACAGGTTTATCTTAAAGGCTAACAATGGTATAATATAGAATGCCTTTAACAAATGTATTGATACAACCCGGTTTTAACAAACAAGTCACAGAAGTAGGAGCAGAAGGTCAATGGACTGATGGTGATTTTGTAAGATTTAGATATGGTCTTCCTGAAAAAATTGGTGGTTGGGAACAAATTTTAAGCAGCACTTTAGTAGGTGCAGCAAGAGAGCAATTTATTTGGGCAGATCTTGATGGAAGAAGATACGCTGCAATCGGAACAAATAAAGTTTTAGTAATTTATTATGAGGGTTCTTTTTATGATATTACTCCATTAGACACTGCTTTAACAGGTTGCACGTTTGATACTGTAAATAATGATGCAACAGTAACTGTTAATAAACCGGCACATGGATTAGAAGAAGGTGATTTGTTTACTTTTACCTCTGTAACTCCTCCAGTAGGCGCAGGATACTCAGCAGCAGATTTTGAAACAAATACATTTCAAGTTATTACTGTACCTAATAGTGATGAATTCACAATTGAAATGGCTTCACAAGCAGGGACAACGGTCAACGGAAGTGGTTCTGCAGTTGTAAACCCTTATGTAAAACCAGGAAGCTTAAATTTTACTTATGGGTTTGGTTGGGGCACAGGACTTTGGGGTGGTGGACAACAAGTATTTAGCACGTTGAACGGAGGACTGAATGATGATACTGCAGGTACAGGAGGATCCGGTACTTCAATAACACTTGCATCGACCACAGGATTTCCAACATCAGGGACCATTAAAGTTGGTGCAGAGTTTATTTCATACACAGGTATATCGAGCAATGATCTAACAGGTATTACAAGAGCAGCAGGAGGCACTAGATCAGCTCACGCAAATGGTGCAGGAGTTGAGTACTATACAGGATGGGGAGAGGCATCTTTATCACAAACTTTAACTATAGATCCTGCTAGTTGGTCATTAGACAATTTTGGAGAACAATTAATCGCTACAGTTAAGAATGGTAAATCTTTTTCATGGAACCCAATAAACTCAGATA